GTAGTAACTAGTCCCCCGAAAGCATCCTTTAATCCAGACGCCTTATAACTTCTACAAGACTGTTCGGTGCAAATACCTCGTATGCGCGATGAGCCAGAGATCCTGTAAATAAAGTCTGGGTCCGTTCCAGCGTCACTAGATGATGCGTCAACCGATGCTACAGTAGAAGGATCGTTTTGCGGCGAGCCGTCAACAGTAATTTGGAATAACTCATCCGTACTTTGGATTAAACCATCCCACTTGGTACAGGCCTGATACGTACCAATACCAACATCGTTAGTACAGCCCAACTTGGTCAAAATGCTTTGGTACTGTAGGTTCTTCGCGGTTCTAGGATATGGATAATTAGAACAATGGCCGCCATCGTGAATGCACGTTTCGGTCAAGTCAACATAATCATCTCCAATAAAACCAACGTCCAAAATAGTAGTAGGTTCCGAATCCCCAATCACGGCATCAGCCTTGCTCAGCTTGTACACTCTATCAACACTAAAAATATGTTGATTCCTAGTGTTGATACGACCATGCTGATAACTAACAGTAGTGCTAGATTCCAATGGAGATGAAGCTTGTAGCAAGTAAACTATTCCATTAACGTAATCTACTGAATAAGCTCCTGGCTGTTCTCTCGGGATTTTCTCAGTGTTCACATCTCTATAGGAATACTTGACACGTATTACGTCCGATCTGTCTGGCCAATATTCTGGACTAATCTTAGATGGCTCCAGCCTAAATTCATTCTTAGCAAGGCCGCTATCTGCAATTGCCTCAGTATCAAACTCCCTACTTTTAATCCTGTATTTAAACGAGTTGTCAGCGCCGTCTACCATGTAGAAAACATCTTGGGTCGCGTTATATACTTCAAGCACCTGACTAATTTGTCCATTAGCAGTAAAAAAGTTCAAGTTGCCATCGTCATTATTAACGTTCTCTACTATCGTATCGCTCTCAATAATTGTCTGCTCTGGAATATAAAATTCCGTGCCTCCATCTACAAATGGAACTTCATAAATGAACACTGGGGCATACTTGCAGCAAGCCTGGGAATTACATAATCCTTTAGGCCCGTCGTTTAGCGCATCTTTTCTGGGGTACAGGTTATTATCAACATTACTGATGTCTTCACATAAGTCTGGAGAGTCTGTAAAGTTAGGACTCCACTGTCCTATCAAATCCTCCCTACTGTCTCCAGTAACATCAATGCTAAACCTTTCTGGAACCGCCCTGTCAGCAGTTAACGCACACGTAGAGCCAGTTTCATTTTGACAAATAGTTGGAGCAAAAGATAGTGATGAGTCAATCTGTCCTACGAAACACATGCTATTACCAGCAACGCATCTAGAGAACCCTCCCTGTAATGCAAATGCACCTTCATTGTCATCATAGCTCTCAATATAATACTCGCCATAACCCCTGTCAGTTGTCTCTGGAACAGAGTTAAAATTCGACAGGTAGGCCGCCCTTATCTCTGTTGGATCTAATTCTATTTGCCCAGTAGCGTCTAGTATCTTACCGCCTAGTGCTCTGCCGCCTGCGCCTAAAATTAAGTTATGGGCAAGCGCAATTCTAGAAACGTTGGTGGGTATTATTTCGTCAGTCACCTGGGAGAATGCGACTCGCTCCCTATTGGCTCTAGCTAATACTGGTAGGTTCGTGCCCCGTATTACTATTTCTCCTTCGTCGTAAAAAATTGGAGTATATTTTTCCTGCGTAGTTTCGTTACGCACTTCAATAATTTCCTGAATCGGCTTATGCTTTGTTCTAATTATGAACTCGCCGCGCTCATTAATACGTGCTCGATTATCCATTCTTTCATTACACACATAAATGTTAGAGGCTAAGGTGTAATCAATATCTTTTGTAAAAGCCGACTCATAAACATACTCAACCAAAACAGTTTGACCTACATTGATTTCTGACAATGCTGAGTCAATTCTAGTGATGGATCCTATCTGGTCTAAGTTGCCAAATACGGTTTGCTCTGTCAGTATTTTATAGTCAATGCCGTTTCTATACTGAACCTTATAGCTATACTCAGCAAAAACAGATTCGAGTAAAGGTGTGGCAACAACAATCTCTGTTCCACTTCTTAACTGTGCCAATTTTTCATAGTTGACTCTATACTGTCCTGCAAGTAAATCGCTCGTGCCGCCAGTGTTCCAACTTACTTCCCCTGAAAACGTATCGTTAACGGCGTTAATGCGCACTAGATCTGCTGGTGTTGCTGCTGCTGGAATCGTGCCCCTTACAAAATATCTACTTTCATCATCTAGCAATACGTAAAAAGTCAATGATGTATCGCCTGGGATGGCTGGACCTAACAGGGATGAGTTTTGAATATCGGACTGAGACAAAAACAGAGACGCTGAACCCACCTCGTTGATCTCTTCAACAATATCATCTTCGCCACTAAACGTACCGTCACCATCTATGTCTTCTGGGATTGTAATGATAGCAGACACTACAGTTTTTGCAGGAATAATTTTCCTATCAGTTTCTCTAGTAGAGTACACTACTCTTAGCTGATCAGATGCAAGTGGTGGAGAGGCGCTATGCTTTTGAATCAACGCATTTAATCTAAACTGGTTTGCAGACAACCGAAAGTCAACAAAAGCATTATCCTGATCGTAGAAATTATTGGCTAGGAAATATGAATTAATCTCATATGCTATGCCAGTTGTTACGTTCTCAATATATAGCAATTTGATAATAGGGCCGACATCAGTAGTGATGACATATGTACCATTTGTAATCGAATTTTCCCCATCAATAACTACCGTATCTGTACCAACAGTATCTAACGTGCCAATGGTGCGCTGGACAACTAGGTTAACATCATCAGTAAATGTAATGTCAACTGCGTCAAACCTCTCTCTGTCGGAAGAGGCTGGGAACTTAGACACTCTAGTTATCTCATATGCCCCCTCTTGCAAAAGACGATCCTTATCGTTGACACCCCTAGTCTTTTGCTCATCATTAATCTGAATACTAATGTAGTTATCGTTGGCAACCTTATCTACTTCTCTATCAAGATTGAAAAGCCAGTATGACATGATCTGATATAGCTTATAGATATTAGTGTTTTCTTTACGAGTGGCTATCGGGCTTGCCTGCTTTACCTTTTGGTAAATCGGGGGCAGACGATTCATCATGTTGGCTAAGATAAAATTCTCTTCAAAGAACCCATGAAATATTGCGCTATTATTAATTCCGTCTTCTGCTATTTTCTGATTGTCAGAATCTGATCTCACATTAACCCACGTCATCTTATATAACGCGTACGGAATCTGATCTTCTGTTTCAATTATTAATGTGGTTTTGTCTTGATCGTGCTGATAAAAAGCGTTCCTAATAGTTAGTCCACTGTCTCCTCCAAACGTAGACAGTATGGAAAAGTTATCTGGGATTACAGACTCTGGAGAAATATCCTGATCGAATATAACTCTTACTTCTGTGATGGATACAGATTCAATTATTACTAACTTAGGGGTACTCATTCATTTCACCAACTCGATCCGCTTGTACCTATAGTGTTAATCATTCCACGCTGAGAGTTATTATTGCCAAGACACGAACACGTTCGTATTGGGGTGGGAGGAATGATCCCGTTCCACATCTTTGGTACGTGCATTGGAGCACCACACATTTTGCATTCACCTACCTGAACATACATTCTAAACCTCCTTGTTAACTACACGTTGTGGTAACGTCACCTCTATCTTTCTGAGGACATGAGATAACAACTCCAGTGGGAACCTTCGACGGGTCTTCACCACTAATGAACGAACTGGAAACTGCCTGCGTTGGGTTAGATAGGCTGTTAAATACCGTCAGTATAATGCCTGTCCTGGATGCTGAAAAGTATTCATTGTTAGCAAACACTAAAGACTTAACTCCTACTTCTCCACTCTTGGCTAATTTCCTTATCTGAATATCATCTACTCCACTAATACTTTTGGCAACAAAAATAACATCCGATGGATCGATTTTACCGCCCAGACTATCTGAAGTAAATAATTGTACTAACGCGTCTGATACTTCATTCCCCTTTGCTACTGGATCTAAGTCGGGATCAATTACTAAATCTGCGTCTAATTCAACCTCTATGTCCCTGCCTTCTTTGACCAGCACGTCTGCCGTAACGCTCCTCGTGCCCTCAATTGAAAGCTGTAAGTCGCCAACTAGCTTATTGTAATTATAGTTTACGGTTATCCTTTCGTTCTCTTTCGGAGCCTTAAAGTCATAGTCAGCAACATAAGCCTTGTTAGGCTCTGGCTGGTTAAATGTATCAATAGATATTATGGTCAGCTTTTCATTCGAATCAGTAGATGTAACTAACCTGTCTACTACAGAATACCTCTTGCCAGATATCTGTGGGATGCCAGCAGACGACGTATTGCCAGCAAACCGAATTGTTTCAAAGTTTCCAAGATTTAATTCGTCGTCTAACAACGCGCTAGTGTAAGACGGACAATTCACATTGTCACAAATATTATTGTCGGCATCAGCTCTATATATTTCGCATGCAGATGTCACTAAGTCGTACTCTCCAGTAGAGCAATTGGCTTCATAGCTACCAACAAATCCTCGATTGCACTCATATAAAAAGTCTGAATTGTCAGCAACACGACACGGAATGCCGTCAGAATCTAAAACAATACCAGAAGCAAATTTACACTGTGGGTTGGGCACCTTCCACACAAATGAAACTTCCAGCACATCTCTTGGTGACGGAACTGACTCGCTATTGATTGCCACCTTAGTAGTGGTCAAAAATCCCTTAGTCTCAATGTCGTCTCTCAGCGTCACGAAATCATCAACCACGATAATGTTACCAGTAGTTGTATTTAAAATTTCCAAGAATGCGCTATCCCTACTCACGTACCCTACACTACTATCAATAGCAACGTCTGGGCCGACAGTAATAGGATAAGAACCTCCAATTAGATTGCCGTCCCTATCAGTTGGGCCCGCGAGATCTAAAATCCAATAGCCAAAAAATGAATTGCTTTCAGAGTCAATGGTGAATATCTGATCGGGGACTACGACTTCCTGATCTAGAACTGTGGTTATTGTAGTGCCATTAATTGTTAGTTCTTTAGTTGTAAGTCCACTACCATTACCAACGACCCTAAGGTGTGTTGGGATGTCAGGTTGTGTCAAGTAAGACTGATCTTCCTCAATGCAGTCACCAACTAATGTTCTTGCAATGCCGTCTGCGCCGCCAGCATAGAAAATGCCATTATCGTCTGGAGACGTAGGTTCTAATATGACCCCTATGTCATTACCAATGCTCAGGTCGTCTACAAATCCAGGATCAGTCACTCTGTCTGACCATTTAATCCTATCGCTATTTAGCCTGAACTCATGCGTAGGATCAAACTCTCTTACCCAAGTATATGTAATCTGAACATCGTCAGATACGTTTGGGAAAATGCGACCACTATAGATAATTTCACCAATAGAATGATCCACTTCTTCAATGACATACCTCTCTTCTGTCCTAGAATTAGTGACGCTCTTTATGGAAGACGTTGGATAGTTTTGTGTCTTAATGACACGAACTGGCTTAACGCTAGCTGCAAGCGCAGTATTAGACGTTACTTCTCCAAGGGTAAACTCTTCAGTCTCTATGATTCCAGTCTGGTTAGATAAAATGATAGGCTGAACTAAACTGTTAATCCTAACAATGTCTTCATATAACGTCGCGTCTGTAGTGTTATATGGAGCACGAACAATCTCTTCGTTCCCAGAATTAGCCTCATCGCTTATCCATACAAGCCTATCAAATCCAAATGGACTATTTGCGAATGGACCAGAGGCGTCTTTATTAAAGATGTCCTTGGCGTTAATGTCTTTCAGCAACCTATAGCTACCTCTTTCCACGCCAAATTCGTCAATATAAGCTGCCACAAATTTATTGCCAGACTTTTCCCCTACAACCGACGTGATATTTGTCACGGGCTGATTGGGAATATCCTCTGAGTTTAGAACAGAAACTCTTCTAGAGTTAAAGTTAACATTAAAAGTCTGTCCAAAAGAATCAATAGATGTTTTTTGACCTAGCACATAATCATTATCGGCGCTTGCTATTATACTATTCAGATTCTTGTTTTGGAAAATGAATGACTCGGCGCCGCTTTCTGGAGCGGACAATAGCTCGCCGCGAATGATGATGTCAATGGCGCCGCCAGTACCAAGCTGAGTAATGTTGCCACTTTCATCTACTAGCGTACCGTCGCGTAGCATCAATTCATTACCTGGGCCAATCAAGATGGCGTCTTCGACATTAATGTTATCTAATACCCTAGCCAAATACCCATTGGCACTTTCGGGGCTATTGCCAGAAAGAGCTAATAATAACCTTTGCCTAAATGACGTGTCTGCCTCTACGTTCTGTCCTCCAGTAGTTGCGATAGGGTTAATTACATTGTTCACGTTAGCAATATTATGGCGTAACACGGTGAACCTGCCAACGTTAGTAAAGCCACCAGGAATTAAAGCTTCAATCTCTACTTCAATTGCGTACGGATCGTTGATTCCAGCCTGATCTAATAGTGTTCGATACCTATTGGCAGTGGCCTGATAGACTGCTCGGGAACGGCCATCCAAAGTAATTTCTGAAAGTGTCCTAAACTCTACCACGGTCCTACCAGAACTTTGGCCGCGCTGCAATGTAGAAACTATAGAGCCTGCACGAATTACAACCACCTCAGAATTTTTCAACTGGCTTCTAGTAAGCAGGAGGGTGCCGCTAGACTTCGTGGCAGTGTTACGCGACTTGCCATAATTAGACGCTAAGGCATCTAATTGCAGCCCAGTAGAAGTAAGAATTGACTGACGCTGTGATATAGAGTCTACCTCTCCATAAATTCTAGCCAACTGTTCAGATGGCACATCAATAAAAATATCTCCCAGAACACTATTTCTAGACGTGTTAGCTCCTGGAAGCAACGTCCGCGTCCTGGACCTCATGTCTCTTGCTATTTCATCTCTACTTCTAATCGCCATTTATTATTCCTTACCAACTATATGAGTTTCTATTGTTTCCAGCGCTATTCTCATCCTGATTAACGTCCTTTCGTTATCCACAAACCATTGTTCTTGTGCGACCTGCGCCATATGTGGCAGCCTATCTGCATTAAGCTGGGACATGAATGTGGACCTACTTGCTTCTAGTGCGTCTATCCATGACAGTAATTGACTAACCTTATTGTCAAGCAAATTTTTCTTGAACTCTGAAATCCCAGCGGCCATTTTAATTTTTCCACTCATTTAAATATACTCCATCTAAAAAGCAAATTCAGTAATTCTATTGGTCCCAGTGTCAAAAGTAACGCTTGGATCGAATCTAAATTTATGTGTAATAACCTCACCATTGTATGGCACTAAAGTTAAGCTAACATTGAACTGTCTCGGATCACTAGAATCTCTAGCGATGTCAATATTAGCCACTCTAAATAACCTCTCTGCATCTGATAATACTTGACCGCTTTCTACCTGTGCGTTCTGAATCCTCTTGTAATATTCAAACGCAGACGCAATAAATGACTCTGTTTGCTGGGCCGCAATCCAAGAAGGCACGGCCTGACCGATCAGATCAATACTTAGTTTTGTTCCATAGCCTTGATCTGCGAACCAGCCGCCAAGTGGAGTAAGCAATAGTTTAATTGAGTCTTGGATTAGCTTATCGGTGTCTTCAATTATCTCAATATCATCACTAATAACCAGATCCCCTGTTTGCAATCTAGCATCATATGACATTAAATACCTCGTGGTTCAACATAAATCTAATCATATTAATAGACCTCAAGCCCTAGATAGTCGGGCCTTAGTTTCTGAAACAACCTTGTCAGATATTTCCTTATTCATCGTATATTCAATTCCCTGTGGGCTAGTGCCGCCTGCGGGAGTTTCTCCATTACCACAAAAACTAACCGCCTGCTTTGGTTCTCCACCATCAGTATATCCCTTGAGGCACCCAGTAGAAGATCCCCCAGTGCTCCCAGATGAACCTGACCCGCCTGCGAAATGAGTACATTCGGAGCACTGATATTTAATAACTGCGGCATCCAACATTACCCCGAAAGCACAGGCAACATATTTTATGCCAACTCCGATACCACTGCCGCCTTCTAATAATATATTTTCTATTTCTCTCAACAGTCTTCTCTGTACTAATGAGCGCCTACCCTCCCTATATTTAGAGAAAGCTCTTTCTATCCTGTCGGTAGATGCCTTGCTCATTTCAACAAACGATGGCCCAATATTGCTCTTGAGTATATCTCCTTCTGGTAAATTCTGATACGAACTTTCAACTCCAATAAACTGTTTGCGTAAATTGAACAAGTTGGCGTCCATCCATTCAGAGCCTATTTGATTATCGCCCATTTCAAATGGAGCATTGTCTTGATCGTAACCCTCTTGCAAAATAGCCCTGGTAGATAAACTATCAGGACCAATAGCGGTCTCAATAACCGATTCGTCTTGAGTAACGTTTTTAGTCTTGGCGTTATTATTTTGGAATAAATAAAATGGAACTAGTCCACTGCGAGTTTGGGTTTTTACAAAAGCTATTTCTTTAGCCTGTTCTAATTTTTTCTGTCGCATCAAGGACACGAGTTCATCAATTTTCCTCTTGAACTCTTTCGTGTTCTTATTTTCTGGATCCAATAAATCGTGACTCATTCTAAAAAATATGTGCGAGGCTGGTAAGCTCCTGCTAACAGCAGAAATGTCAGCCGCCCTTACGTCGCTCACCAACCCTCCAAACAGTCCTAGTAATCTATGGAACACCTGGAACCTATCTTCAGCGTCAGATTCATTTTCAGAAGTGGTCGTGGTGAAATTCCTAGCATTGTCAAGTGTTTGCATGATCGATCTGCTCAGATCAGTAAAGTTAATTTGGGCGCTAGGTTTATCTACTCCCCGTTGTATAACCTCTAATATTTCTGCTGCCGCCGAGTTGGTAGTAGCTAATGAAGACCGTTCTTGTGCAGATCTTTCAATACCAGCATTTTTCTTTTCTTGATTACTGCCGCTAATCATTGCGTTCACGCCGTCAATATTAATTGCTATGTCCGAGTCAATTTTACTAACACTGGAAGATGTTATTGATAACAATGATGAGATGGATATCTCGGATATACGGGCTTCTACATCTTTGCCCTCAATATTATCTACGTTAGACTCAAAGCTATCAGAGAATACAACAGTTTTATTTTTAACATGCTTAATGTTAATACGTAAATTACTGCCCTTAACGACAATGGCAAACACCTTAAATATACTCTTGTCATTCAGGGTAAATGTAATCTGTCTTCTCATTTATTTATCCTCCAGCTACAACGTTATTACTACCAGTCATTATCTTGGCTCCACACGTACAACTGTCTCCAACCCTAGCGATATCTCTACCGTTAACATCGACTGTCAAACTACCAGATGAAATAGCCTGTACTCCATGGTGTCTCTTGCGACAAATTACCTTGTCAGACTTTCTTGCAGTTGGCTTATTATTGGTCCAGGTATTTGAGCTACCTTGAATAATGACTCCAACCCTGCCCCTATGTCTAATCCTGTCCCCAACCCTAGAAACCCTCTTGGCAGTCCCCGCCCCAACTGGCAATGCTATTATTGGAACACGAAAAATGTCAGGTAGGCTCGGGTCGTCAAACGGCAAGTCTGCGATATCGTCTAGGTTTAAATCTTCAATAATTACAGAAAGGGTGAATGGTGCCGTATTTGTTAGATTTGGATCTACATAATGCGCCACTACCTTAGTGTCTGATATATTATTAGATCCAATAGATGCGCCTGGAGATGCTGGATGCAGCCCTGTCCCCACCTGAACATTAATGTTCCACCCAACGTCATATGCATAATCAGCCCTATATATCAATGCAATGTCGTCATCAGACATCATTCCCTTGGTCCTCGCTATCGTTATGGCGACTTCACCATTGTTAATGTTTTGGGTTCCGCCCAATGCGAACACCCTACCTTCGGTGCTAATGAGTTGGCTGGCCTGCTCATCAGTAGCTGGATTGATTATCACGTGAACTGGCCTGCCACTCACCTCAACACTTGCAAAATTAACAGCTCCAAATGCTCCCTGATGCGCAAACGAATCAATGAACCCTCCCGTTGCGGTAGAAATTTCAAACGCGTCTCCAAATTCTTCTAATTCTGAATCCCACT